GAGCGAGCTGTGAGCGAGCTGCAGGTGAAGCTCAGGGACGCCCAGTCTCTCCCGGAAATTTCAGAACGGCTCGGACGCCTGGAAGAGCGCCTTTCACGGCTCGAGATAATGGTGAGCAACAATGTCGTGGAACGGAAAAAAACTGAATGATCCCAGGTTTCTCCTTTCCCCCTATGATTCCGGGAACCTTAACCGCGGGAATGTCAATGCTGCCCTTCCCTGCTTCGGGCACTTTGACCCTATCTACTGCGCCCAGCTCGGTTTGGTGGGGCCCTGCCGTTATAAGCAGCTCTGCATGAAGGACAAGGCAATCGCCGACAAAGCCCGCAAGGACTACCTCGACTATTCCTCCCGTTCTACGGGCACCGACAAAGACCACAAACGAAATCTCAACGATCTCTTTATCACCCGCAAGCGGAAAGCGGAGCAGGCAGCAAAGGACCGGGCAATCATCCAAGAGATCAACGGCATCCGATTCATTCGGAAGTGATTTTTCGATACCTTTAAATAGTAGAAAACAATTTCAAGTACCCATGGACGAGTATTACCGAGAGCGTCGCGCTACGCAGCTCCAGGCACAGGACGAGAAAAAGAAGAAACTCCTTACTGATGACTATACGGACTACCTGATGTACTCCTGTGAGAAATGCAACATAAGAGACTCTTGCCCTTACCAGCCTTCCATAGACCCTTCGAATACAGGCTGCCAGCTCCGGGCAGAGAAGTTCATCGAGAAGTTCAAGACGATGCAAGTCACCGGGGACGAAAATGTTGATCGCGCGATTCGCCTCCTGGCTAAATTTGAGGTCGAGATGGACCTTCACCTAATCGATGCAGGCGGAAAGTCCACAAAGAATTCCGTCGCCCTCCTTCGCACTCTCGTTCACGGATACCTGCGGGTTCAGGAAGCCCTCAAGGGACGGACCGTGAACATAAATCGCACTGATATCCTCGGGATAAACGCCCCAGAGGTTGAAGCGATAGAGCAAAAGCTGAAGGAGCTGGAGAAATGGAAACAGACCCCAGGCAACCTAGAAATTCAGTGAAAGCACTGCTTGACATGAAATGGAATGGCGCAGTAGCCTTCGGCAGGCAGCACCTAAACTGGACGGCTCACAAGGCGCAGGAGCAAATCATGCTCGACAAATCAAAATACAAGGTCGTCTCCGCAGGGCGCCGTTTCGGAAAATCTGAAATGTGCTCAGTTGACCTTCTCTACTTCGCATTGACCAAGAACGCTTCTACCCAATTCATCATTTCGGCGACGCAGGACCAGGCAAACATCATCTTCGAAACTCTTGTCCGCTTCGCAACTAAAACGGAATTCCTGCGAAACACTGTCGAGAAGATTTCCCGCGCGAACTTCCCGTTCATCTCTTTCGTCAACGGCTCCGAGATCCATGCAAGGACAACCAAAAACCCAGACTACATCCGTGGGCATCACGCCCACCGCATTTTTATTGACGAAGCTGCTTATGTGAAGGACGGAATAATCGATCCAGTCATCATGCCCCTTCTTGCGGACTACGACGGGGAGATGGTCGTCATTTCCACTCCGAAGGGCAGAAACGACTTCTTCAATATGTTCGAGCTCGGGAGGGACCAGAAAGGAGGATTCAAGTCCTGGCAGTTCCCCTCGACGGCGAATCCGCACATCTCGCATTCTTTCGTGGAAAAGCAGAAAGAGAAGATGCTCGACATCGAATTCCGGACTGAGTGGCTCGGCGAGTTCATCGACGACCAACTCTGCGTCTTCAAGTGGGAATATATCAATCGGGCGATGGAGGAATACCATGAATCCTATGAACGAATACCTGGACACGCGTATTATATTGGGATCGACGTTGCTAAGACCTATGACTTTACAGTTATCACAGTCATCGACGGGACTAACCCCTCCGAGTGCTCGGTTGTTTATTGTGAACGTTTCAACAACCGCCCTTACTCCTTTGTTGTAGAAAGAGTTTTTGCGATCGCTGCCCAGTTCAATCCACTTAGAATCACCGTGGATGAAACCGGAGTCGGCGTAGGCCCCACTGAATCCATCTGCGAGAACCTCCCGGCAGCAGAAGGATTCACATTCTCGATGCCAGCGAAGATCTCATTGATCAACACTCTTCGTCTTGGCTTCGAGAGGGGGCGAATTCGTTTCTCCAACCAGAACAGGACGCTCGAGGACGAGCTTCGATATTATCAATTCGAGCTGAATGAGGAAACCCAGAATTTGAAGATGAAAGCAGCGAAAGGAAAGCACGACGATTGCGTAATATCGCTTGCACTCGCATTTCTCCCGATTTCTGTCGGAACATACTGCAACGTTGTCGGAGCAGAGAAACCGATTTTCGATAAAGGACCAATCACGGAATACGCAAAAAAAGACAGCGTCTATCCAAATATCCCGACATTATGGGGAGACGGTCCACTGCTGGTGATTTGAATGGAATGGCTAAAAGCGAATGACTTGAAGGCGATGCGACTCCCAACTACCGCAGATGCCACTGCCTCAGCGACAGCCTTCCTCACCAAGCAAGGATATCACGTCGATTTGTCGAAGAGCGCAGATCGCCTTGTCCCGGACTATTCCTCGTTTCGGAACACTTATTGGGGCCAAAGCCAGCCTGTCAACTACAAATTGCTCTGGAAAATGTTTCTTGAGGATCCTATTGTTTTCGGCTGTGTGAATCTTCTCGTCGAAGGAATAGTCGGAGACGGCTATCGCCTGAAGGGAGGGAAGAAGCTCCACCAAAAAGTTCTAACGAAACTGCTCACCAAAAATGAGTTCTCTCGGGCCTTGCGCGATGTCACCTATCAGTTCTTTATTTTTGGCGATGCTTATCTTGAACTTGGAAGGGACCAGACGCAAACAAAAGATATCAAGAGTAGCAAAGACCTCGCAAAGATTTACGCGTCGCCTTATGATTCGCTCGAAAAAACTGTGAAGGTCGCTGATCCAGATGAGACATTCACCATCACAAAAGAAAAAATAAACGAATACGAGTGCGGGTGGCATGGATGCCCAGGCTGTTCTCTTGATTCTGACAACAAAGGAAAGATCCAGACGAACATGCACAAGGTCAACAGCGTGTCCGTCTATGAAAAACCGCAAACCGGGCTTGTTAGGGAATTCTACGTTGCAGATGCTTCGACTATTCGCATAGACTACAACGAACACGGTGAGACGATTAAATATATTCAGCGTGTTCTTCACAGGCGTGTAGACTTCTACCCCAACGAAATGGCTCATCTCTCACTGAACAACATCGGGGGCAGGCAATACGGGCACTCCCCCCTTGTTTCAGTGATTGAGAGCTTGCAGGCAAAGCAGCACGCGGAACGCTTCAATTCGGATTACTTCAAGAGAGGAGCCATTCCAAGAATGGTCTACATGATTCCGAACCTGAACGAAGCGCAGCTCGTCCGAATCCAGAATCAGCTCGCAACGCTTCAACCGCAGCAGGACATCGTCTTGACCTCTTCCGACCCGGGCATGAAAGCGGAACAGCTCATGCCTTCGAACACAGATATGCAGTTCGCCGACCTCTTGAAATACTACAAGAAAAATATCATCTCGGCGATTGGAGTCCCAGGAGTCTTTCTCGGAGAGACTGACGGCTCCAACCGATCCAACGCACAGGTTCAGCTCGAAGCATTCGACAGGAAGATCCGCGGGCTCAAGAACGTAATCGCAGACATGCTCAACAAGCAATTCTTCACGAAGGAGAATTTCGGTTTCGATGACGTAATCTTCGAATTCATCGAAGATAACAATCGTGAAGAGCTGAAGGACGCGCAAACCGCTTCTTTGCTGGTTCCGATGACTGGCATGATAGATGAATACGGCAGGCGCCTTGCTACGTTCAACGAGATCCGGGCAAAGATGAAACTCCCTCTTATGGATGACGAACCTGAAGAAGGCGAGGAAGGGGAAAAGAAAAAGGACGGAGAACAGCCAATGATGAATCAAATGCCTTCTCCGCCAAAGCCTTCCGAAAAGCTAAATTACCAGATGAACGCTGCTGGTTACTCTGATCCCAGGACGAAGGAAGACCGGGGATCAAATGCCGAAGCTCGAAACACCGACCAGCAGATGCAGAACAAATCCATTCGCCCTGATTCTTATTCTTCGAAACCTTATGGTCCTGAAGACAAACGGATGCGGGAAACAGAAGAGTGGCAGAAAGAGCGCCGGGAGCATCCAACAATGTCCGACGAGGAAATCGACACAATATGGCTCGACCACAATCGGAAGAAATCACTCTCTCAGTCCACTCCTGATTTTAACCCGGAGCGAATGAGGCTCAGGATGGCTCGTGAGCAATTCCTCGGAGCACAGATACCGAGCGAAAAGCCGGGGACCTCGCAGACTTCCAACGAACAGCAGGAGATCACTCCCCACGACGTGACCATCCGGGACCGCGAAGTGAGAAATCCCTTTGGCGCAACTCAATTTCATGTCGAGAAGCCAGAACACCAGCTCGCAGCTGTCCTTGAAGAGAGATCAAGGGAAATCATGCAGTATGCTTACAATCCGATAACGAATGCACTCGATCTGAATACAGACCGCGTCTTCCCGAAAGACAGCCAAGACGTCCCGCAGAAAGGGCAGAACCCTGCAGAAAACAAAGGCGAGCCTGAGCGTGAAGCAAACAAGAATCCCGAGCGTGACGAGGTCGATGTACTTGGGAGAGTTGTCTGGGCATCGAATGACGTCGACGTTCCTAAAGACAAAGAAATAGTTAGGCACGACAAAGAAGTGCGTGAACGGCTAACTCGTTTCATCAGCCAGTTTGAATTTCCTGAAAGCAAGAACTTAGCCACTTTCTATAAAGGAACTAACCAAATGGAGGAGGATGCCCATGAACGGGAAAGTCACGATTAGAGAGTTGTGCATAAAGTTTGATAACATCCGAGAAAGAAACGACGTTGAACACTCTCAGATACTGGAACGCCTAGATAGAATAGAAAAAAAACTTGATGTTTTTCCCTGTAGTGAACACAGTGTTAAAATAGAAAACATCGCCGAGGAGACGAGGGGCTTACGGACTATGGCGTATGCGGGTTTAGTTGGGTTGATAGGGTGGCTCGGAACTGTGGTGTTGTGGTTCGCAAATCAAGCACAAGCAAAATGAAAAAAGTCGGGCGCTTCTGCCCATGCTGTAAGAAGCATTACATCGTGCGCCCAAAATACAAGCCGATGAACGATGGTTGAGAATAGGAACCTTTAAATAGTAGAAAACAATTTGGAGTAGATATCTAAAAGAGGTGCGTTTACATGACCGCTGCAGCAGTAACTAAAAATACAACGACAAATTTTGCGCTTCCCGGAGCAATAGCCTATAACGTAACCACAACTCAGTCAGGAGACTATCTTGACGTTCCATTCGGAACCGTCGACGCAGTCTTCTTGACCGAAGCATACTCATCTGCAACGGCGAGTTGTGTGTCGGTGTCGTCTAACAGGATTTCGATAATCGGAGGAACCGGGATATTTTACCTCCTTGTGATAGGGCGGTAACTAAGAATACGAGGTGAAATTTATGGAAGGTTTGAGAGGAATAAACGGAGGCGGAGCATCACCGCCTTATTCAAAGGGTCCGTACACTTGGGACCAGCAAGTCACTTTTACTGGGGGACTCGCTGGAGTGAATGCCCATGCGAATGTGTGGTATGTTGATGGCAACACTGGGAGTGCTGCAAACGATGGAAAGGGTTGGGCGACTGCCTTTGCACTTATTCAGACTGCGGTGACGGCTGCGTCCAGCGGTGACACGATTTTCGTTGAATCGATCAAGATAGGGACAGGAGGATCTGATCCGGGAAACTACACTGAGAACATAATAATCCCGCCAGCTACAGACCGCCTTTCGATAATCGGAGTGAACCGCGGAAGGACTCAGGGTGGACTCCCACAGCTCAAGATCGGAGCAACTACCACGAGCCCAGTCCTGACGATCAGGGCACCCGGTTGCCTCATAGCGAATCTCTGCATCAACGGAGCCGGAGGCACAGGTGGAGGCATTCTCCTTGATGATGATTCGGGAAGTGCTGAGACAAAATCTGCTTTCGGAACCACGATATACGGCTGCTACTTCAAGAACTGTGTCGGCACAACTGCGACCAACGCAGCGACTGGTGGCGCAATACAGTGGACTGCACTTGGTGGAGCATGGCAGACGCTGATTAAAGGCAATCGTTTCTACAAGAACGTAGGCGATATTGTCATGAAGGGAACTTCTGACGGTGTTGTGCAGGATGTTGTGATCGAGGACAACATATTCAGTGGGCCGACTACGAGTGTTGACACCAACATCTATGTAGCTGCAGACGGGATCAGCGGATTGATAATTCGGAACAACTGTTTTACCTGCTACCCCGCACTTAACTCAGGGACAAACGCAGAGTGTTTGACGTTGGGTACTGGGTGTATCGGAGTAATCACCGGAAACGACTTTGGTTTCACTGGTAAATCATTCGGTGCAACTGCAGACAACAAGGTTCCCACAACGATGTTGATGGCGAACAACTGGCAGGAAGCAGGATCATTCCAGGTATTGAGGACTTAGGTGATTGAATGCCGTCAATGGAAAACGATAAGGATATCTTCTACAAGACTGGCTCCATCGACCTGATCAAAGGGGAAGATGGCGAGACTTATTGGGAGGGTATCCTTTCTTCCACTGGGATAGACTATGACGACGAATGCCTTTCGGAAAAGGCGCTTGAGATGGCTGCAACGGATCTGATGGAAAATTCCACAGTGTTCTTCAACCATGATCACAAGGGCCTTGGTGTTGGAAAGACTACTAAAGCCTGGACCGAAAAAGGAAAGGACAAGGATGGAGTGTCCAAGACCTTTCTCAAGCTCCGGGTGAAACCTTCAAAGGCAGCCGGAATTCAGGACGTTGTCACTCAAGTCAATGAGGGAGTCCTCAAGTGCATGAGCATTGGTGGAAAGAAAATCAAGACGATCACCAAGTTTTTTGACTCCGTTCAGAAGGACATCACCATCATAGATGAGGTGAAAGCCCTTGAAGGATCAATAGTTGGAATTGGCGCGAACCCGGACGCGATGATGACGCGCATGGCGAAATCGTTGTTTGTGGAGTCGCTTACCAAAGGAGATGATACGATGGAGAAAGCTGAAACCCCGTCCGTTGGCGCAGAAGTCGCTATCGGTGGGCATAAACCAGAAGCTCCTGAAGTCTCTCCTGTGACCAAGAGCGAGCACAAAGAGCCTGAAAAGGGCGAGCAGGAAGCCAAAGAAAAGAAGAAGGACAAGGAAACTGAAAAGTCCCTTGGAAAGTTCTCCTGCCCCGATTGTGGCAAGAGTTTTGACTTCTACGCCATTCAGCCCGCAGTTGCGACTGGAACGCCGATTGTTACAGTCCAGGCACCTGCACCTAACGAGCCGAAGCTTTTTGGAACGCCTCCGGGCATAAAGAGCACTGAGACGGAAATGGAGAAAAACGTCGAAGTCTCTGTTCAGAAGAGCAGGAAAGGACTCGTTGGCGCCGAGGAAATGAAAGAAGTCAAGCTTCGGCAGCTCGCTGGATCTCGGGAAGAAGAGTTCAAGAGTCTTATAGACAGAAGGTTAGAATTGAGGTGAAATCAATGGAAGATTTGAAAAAGGATTCAATACCAGATATGCAGAAGACTCTCACGGCACTCAGGTTTGTTGCACGCAACTTCGAGGACAACATGGTTCTCCCGAAGCAGGCTTGCTACGTCGATGCCATGACTGGCTTTGATGGCAGACCTGAGTTGAGAGAAGCATTCGGAAAGCTTGCTGGCGTCGACCTTAGCAAGACCACTTTCGGTATAGCGAGTTTGTCGTCTGGAACCACAGACCTTTCGCTCATACCCATCTACGTCGACCCGACGATAGTCGATCAGACCAGAAGGCTAACTCCTCTCGTGGAGCTTATGCCCCGTTTGACCAACTACGGCAGGACTGCCGAGTTCAACTATCTGAGTGCACGTGGTGTAGTTGGCTGGAGAAATGAGAATCCTTCTCTTGCTGCAGAAAACGATACCTTCACTCGGTCCAGTACGGCGATAAAGTACTGTTACCAGGTGGGCAACGTGACTGGGCCATACCTTGCTGCAAGCAGACAATATCTCAGCAACCAGTACATAGACGCGCTTAACCTTGAAGTCAGGAACAAGACCATCTCGATGAGATATATCGAGGAAGATTCACTCCTGAACGGGACCGCAGCTGCGAGGACAGGTGGAAGCACCCCTCCGACCTACGGAAGTGCATCCTACGCTGCAGCTGATGAGCCAGTCGGGATGACGGACACAATCACCACAAACGCTGATACGATGTCTGCTGCATCAATCTCGATCTCCGAGCTCAGGCAGCTTGTCAGGAAGGCAAGGACCGCCAACGCAAGCACAACCCTAGGGCAGGGTGATCCAAACCTGATGGTGACGGACTTCAAGACCATGGATGACATAAAATCCCTCCTACAGGACTATCAGAGGTATATAAACACAAACTTCTCGATAGCTTGGGGAATGAAGACACTCGAGTTTGAAGGGATGCCAATAATTCCGAGCAAGTTCTCCTACGACTACGCGTCGGCGAGAAACGTTCTCTGCTTGGACATGAGCACCTGGCAGACAAGAGTGCTGCAGGATGTCACCTACGAGGAACTCGCCAAGACAACCGATGCCTACAAGTTCATGTTGAAGATGTACGAGACCTTCATCTGCACCGCGCAGATGTTCAACAGCAAGGCGACAGGTCTAGCATAAGGAGGCTGATGTAAATGGTAGCTGAAGTAACAGCAGTAACCAACTATGGCCTCGCCCCTGAATTAGGGGTGAAAGCCATAGTTGTGAAAGCGCTCGTCAACACCCAGAGCGACTACATCACTCTTTCAACAGCAACTCTCTATAAGGGGAATTGCCTTGGATCTGTGCTGTTTGCAGTCGCCTTGAGGGACACCGACGGATCTTTGAACGCATCAACGTTCACCGCAGCAACGATAACTCTCACAGGTTCGACCACCGGAGCAGTGTCGTGTCTCGTGATAGGGACGCGGTGATTTGAATGACTGCAGAAGTAACGGCAGCGACTCTTCGGGGTCTCATCCCAGAATTGGGAGTGAAAGCACTTGTAGTGAAAGCATTGGTTACGGCGTCAAGCGACTACATCACTCTTTCAACGGCAACGCTCTACAAAGATCATTGTCTTGGATCAGTGCTGTTCGTGCTTGCGATAAGGGACGCCAACGGCGCCATGAACCCCTCCACATTCAGTGCAGGGACCATAACCTTTGGTGGAACTACGACCGGAGTTGTGTCGTGCCTGGTGATCGGGACTCGATGAAGATACCGGGGGCGCAAGCCCCTACCCTTTTTATTTTTTTTATTTTCAGTAAGGAGGTGCGAGCATGTCAGGAGTAAGGAGTACAAAAGTTGACGTTACTACTACTGGCGTAGCTGCTTCAGCTGCTGGGAACACAGACAGCATAGTCATCAATGGAAGAATCACTAAGATTGCCTTGAACTATCATGCAGACGCTCCCAATACGACTGATATTACAATTACGATTACTGCTGGAACAAACGGCGGAGTCGCAGAGACAATCTACGCGAAAGCAAATACAGCGACTGATGTTGTAGTCTACCCACGCGTAGTGGTTTGCGGAAGCACAGGGACTGCAGCAGGGGCAGGCGATGACCTTTACGATTGTTTCGCATGTTGCGGAATAGTCAATATAGCGTTGGCCCAAAGCGACGCACTCACAAACGCAGTGTCAGCAGTTATCTTTTGGGAAGCAGATGATTAGGAGGTGGAATGAATGTCAGGAGTGCAATCATATACGACAACGCTTACTACAAATTCAGATGGGGATGCCACTGGTGACACTCCACTCATAGTTAACGGGAAGATTTTGAAGCTCGTGTGGCTGAAGGTTGGAAATGGAACAGTGACTCTTGCTACCAAAGCATCAAACCAGGCAGTAAACGAAACAATCTACACCAAGGCGCTCACAGCTTCTACTATCGCTTATCCGCGTGCGGTAGTCTGTGCGAGCAACGGAACAGCAGCTTCTGCTGGTGACAACCTCTATGATTATTTCGTCGTGAATTCACCACTTACAATAACGATTGCGAGTGGAGGTAATGCAGTAGCCCACAAAGTTTCGGTATTCTGGGAATCGTTGTGAGGTCTTCCAATGCCAAAAATAACCTCGGTCAAATACATGGGTGGCGGGAATTCAATTCGCTGGGATCCTCTTACTGAAGCCACTCAATATGACCAAGTGAAAGTCTACACTGCAACCACAGCCGGAGCGTCGTATGGAACTGCGCTTGGGACCGTCAACCTGCAGGATTACCTTTACTACGACCTGACTGGAAGTTCAACTGCGTGGTACAAAATCTCCAATTATGACAGCATCAACGCAGCAGAATCAGCAAAATCCAGTGCAGTTCAGACCTCAACCATCGGAACCTATGCGACGGTGAAAAAGGTTTATGAATACATGAACTGGTATAACGAACAATATTCAGAAGCAGTTGGAACTGGAACTGGCTCTCTTGCGATTTTCGACCTAGCCAACAAGAAAATAGTGGAAGGGACGCTAAAAGTCTATGTTGCCGGGGCCCTGAAGGTGGTCAATGATGACTATTCATTCGACAGCGAATTTGGCAGAATTACATTCGTAACCGCTTCAATACCGACACTCGCCCAAGCAGTGACCGCAGATTATTGGTGGTCGGACTATTCTTCACGCCTGGTTTCTGATTATCTCCAGAGAAGCCAAGCGCACATAGACCAGATGCTCGGACGCACATTCTATGGGGTAGCATCCGTCACTCAGGTTTACAACGGGAACTCCTGGAACACCGTCAACTGGTTTTCCTACGAAGCCCAGGACTTCTCCAACCTCGCTAGCGACTTCAAGCCTGTGGACGCAGAGTTTATTGATGAAAGAACCCTGCTTCTCAAGAACTTTCCTATTGTTGCTGTTTCGGCTTTCTCCGTTGGCGGAACTGCTGTAGATGCTGCAGACTATGATATCCTCACAGAAGAAGGCATCATCTACCTGCACGTGGACAGTGGGTTGCTTTTCACGAAGGGAGTGCAGAACGTTTCAGTCACTTACACTTATGGCTACACGGATGTCCCGAAACTAATCGAGGAACTCAGTGTAAAGCTCACCGCCATCGAGGTTCTTAGGTCCCGGCTTCTTGGAATGCCTAATGCTTCTCTTGATGTTCCGACCAGGCATATAAATGCGCTGAAGGAAGACGTCAAAGAGATCTACGAAGCTGTTGGAAGAAAACTCTCGGTGAAGGTAATATGAAGATTGAAATAACTTCTGTCACGATAGACGAAGGAAAACTCAAAGCACTCACAGACAAAGCCCTGAGTGCCGTGACTGAAGAGATTATGGCTGATCTCAAAGATCGTGCAGTCTATACTATATACGAGGGGCCAGCAGTTCCTAATTTTAATCCCGTGTCTCTCGAGTCAATGTCAAAAAGTGCTGCTGTATCCCTGGGAATGTTGCCTGTTTGGGAAGGATCGTTGTTGAATAGCTTGGGGATTAAGAACACTGGAGATCTAGGATTTGAGATTTCTCCCACGGTTTCCTATGCTGTATTTCTCTCAACTGGTGGAACCGCGCAACCATCGCCTACATTGAAGCGCTGGTACTCAGAAAAGAAGGGTAAACCCATGCCGGACAAGCCAATCGAAGTCCAGGCTCACAAATACATGGAGCCTACTGCAGCACTCTATGCTGAAGGGCAACATGGCGAGAAAATCAAGGGAATCTTTGCAGATATGTTCACGCGTGGATAGGAACCTTTAAATAGTAGAAAACAATTTGGAGTAGATAGCCCAAGTAGGGTGATATCGTGACTGGAAGTATCAGGAACACATCATTTCTCATCAATAAGTTACTCCGGGACAATGTCACCCTTGTTCAAAATCGCGTTTATCCCCCAGGTTTGAGGGAAGACGCCAAGTATCCCCGCATCTCAGTTCACTGCATCACTCCCGGAGAGACCTTCGCTGGCCTCGGAGCAGGCATCCCAGTTTGGAAGAACATCATGTTTCGATTAGCCATCTGGGATGAGAACCCGATTATGGTCGATCGTGTTGCGGAACAGGTCGAGGATACCATAGCGAACAACAGGAACTACAGGCAGACAACTGTGACCATCACCGACAGTTTTGGTGGGAAGTCAACAGTGAATTCTAATGGATATTTCTGTCAGTTAAAGATCACGGGGGGAACAGAGACGCTGTTCAACTCGTCGAACAACAGATATTACAGGACGATTAATGTAGGAGGTCTGTGGATGCAGACAGCTTGAGGTGAAGCTATGACAAAAGAAAAATACGTTTATGTTCCTTCTGACAAAGTAGTTGAAGAGCAGAAGGAAGTGGAATACAAATTTCCACTTCAGTTTTCGAGATGGATATACCCCAGTGGGGAAACAAAAATAAAACAGTGGATTGGTGAGCAGGATTACGAGCACGCACTGATGCTTGGAATCAAGATTGTTCCTGTTCTTACAAAGGAGGGATAACATGACAGGCGAAACAGCAATAACGGAAGTGTATCCAGGGACAACCGCTTCGGTCTGGATTCAGAATGAGGCTGCTTACGGTACACTGGCAACATCAACCACGTGGACCAAGACACTTGGGCTTCTTACTCCTGAATGTTCGATGAGCATGAAGAACAACCTCGTTAGGAGCTTCGGGCTTGGGAGTAGGCTTGCGCAGCAGGATGTTGCCACCAAGTTCGAAGTGTCTGGTTCGATCAGCGGGTCCTTCCAGATTGGGAGGTTCCTTGCTTATGGCATCGGGACAGACGTAAGAACGACAGTTGATTCGGCGCAGGCTCACACGTTTGGAACGTCATTGGTTCCTCCAAACTCCCTTCTAGGATCGTTCTCCATGCTCGTGCAGCATGGTGGCTCCAGCACCGGAACGCAGGAGATGTACACTGGGTGCAAAATCAACAGCATGACTTTCAAGGGAACGCTCGATGCTCCGCTTGAAGTGTCGTTGGATATCATAGGGCAGAACGTTCAGGTTTACACGCCTGCAACTACCTCTTATCCGATAACATACGACACAGATACGGTTCAACCCCCTCAATATGGAACAGTTACACTTGGAGGGAGTTCCGTGGCTGATGTGCAGGATGTTGACATAACGATCAGCAACAACCTCGAGTCGATCTATGGACTGGGCTCAAGGCTTGTTCAGCAAGTCATGCCCAAGACATTCGTGATGGATGTAAGGACTACGTTGATATTCAACAACATCGCTGCTCTGAACAGGTTTAACAAATTCCTCGGGGACGCAGCCTCTCCGTTCACTGTAGCAGCGCAGGGAGATGCAACGATTGAAGCGTTCAACCTGACATATTCGAATCTTGGTGCAACGACCTACTTGAGGAAGATCAACTTCGACCTGACCAACGTAAAGTGGGACACGGTCAACATCCCCTCGAGAGTCGGTGACATCACAAAGATGGAGCTGTCCGGGCACCTCTATGGGTTGACTGAGACAGGAATCGTGACCACAGACAACAACAGCGTAACGTATCCAGCTTAAACGCTCAAGTAGGGCGTGGAGATGATTTGATGGAGAAAGAGATTCAAGTGGATTTGGTGAGTGGAGAAACCATCACTGTGGTGGTTAAGTCCATTCCGTGTTCGGCGATGAGGCGCCTGAAGCGCCTGGTCATGCCAGCTAAGGTAAATCCAAACGATCCGATGAACTATACGGTGGACTATGAAAAGATAGAGCAATACCAGGATGGCCTGGTGAAAGACAGTATAGTTTCCCCACCGAGCTTGAAGCTCTCTCTCGATCAAGTTGACTCCCCGTCCTATGACAAGCTGGTCAAGACAGCTGAAGAGGTGAATCGACTCACTGAAACCGAGAAGAAAAATTTATGATCGGCGTGCGCAACGGCACGCTCAGAGACGAGGAAACCTCAGAGATCTTCCAAAAGTTCATCTTGAACAAGGAAGTCTTCTGGTTCCCCTGGATCACCGAAGGAGTGAATGGGGTTCTCGACACCGAGATCCCGCCACTCGTCGAACTGATCAAGGGGTTCTTCGGGAAAGGCGCGACTATCAGGACGAAGCTCCGCGTTGACGGGGCGAGTCAGAAGCTCATGGAGCAGTTCATGTTCCTGATACAAGAGACGAAGCGAGAAGAGAAACGGCAGATGGATGCAGTTAAGGTGAGGAAATGACGGACGTTGGAGAAGTTAAGATACGGGTGACTGCCGACCTAGATGACTTTAAGAAGCAAATACTGGACCTCAAGAAAAGCATGCCGTCATTCACTGCTGTTGGGGGAGGAGGAGGCGGTAGTGCCTCAACCTCTTCATGGCAGAAATCTACAATCATTATTCAACAAAAGGTTGACAAACAGTTGGCGGATAATGCTAAGAAAGCGATGCGCGAGATCGAAAAAAGCATGAAATCGCAGTTTGAAAGCATGGGTTTGGGAAAAGAAAAGGCAAAAACATCTGGTTTTGTTAAGCTTTTTGAGGATGCGCTTGCAGGTATCGCCGGAACTGCAAGACTTCGTGGTCCTCTTGCATACGGAATTGGAGTTGCAGGAAAGACGCTCGGAGTAGCAGCTCCAATCATAGGAGCACTTATTCTTTTAAAGGACACGCTGGAGACTGGATTCGGGGTGCTCTTCAAGGTTCTCGGAGTAATCATGAAACTATTGGGATTGCTCATCATGCCTGTCGTGAATCTTCTTATTCCGTTGCTTCTTCCGATACTCTGGATGCTCGGGCCGATTGTTAAATTAGTGAGCGTAATACTAAAACCAGTCTATAAACTTTTGATGGACATGATAAAATCCGCCAAGGAGTCAGGCATAGTCGGATTGGATCTTGCTATGTTCGGCATGCTTCTTGGAATAGGGCTTATTAAAGGAGTTATGGCTGCAGCTGATACGCTCGGACCGTTGATAACAAAACTTGGTATGGCTGCGTTGACTGTAATGGCTGGATCGTTTGCTGGGAGAATGCTAGGGACTGCTGTCGGGGGAAAGACAGGAGGGGATGTCGGGGCAAGTTTAGGTGGAGTAGGCGGAGCACTTTTCTCGGCAGCTCCAGTTGTTGACGAAATGACTAAATTAATTTTATCCGCTGCAGCATTAAAATTTGCACTTGGAGGAATCTCGTTTTCAACTTTAACTTTCACGTTAGTTGGACTTGGAAAATCACTTGCTGCCGGAATCGCTTTATGGAGTGGCGGGATAGCCACCTCCATTTCTGGGCTGGGTTCAGCAATCGGTTTGGCTATCACTGCTAGTCCGTTGGGTGCACTTATTGGTGGAGCAATTTTTGCAGCTATACTAGCGTACATGCTGAAAGATAATCCATTAATAAAAGCAGCTGCTGATGCTTTACAGAAAGCAACATATCCGTTGGCATTAGAGATTACAAACGCTTTACAACGAGTACTTCCAAGTGTGTTTGGAAAGCTTCCAGAAGGTGCTGACAAAGGAACAATGTCCAGCACAATAGCAGATGTAGTCTATAATCTTCTCCATCTCGCTCCAATAACCATGAGTTTACGCACTCCGCTCAGTGCCGAAGCACCTGCAAAAGCTTTAGGTGATACTCTAAAAACAACAAACGACAGTATGTGCCTTATGAGCGATACGGCTAAATATGTGGCAACTTCTTCATTTACAACTTTAAGTGGAACTGCTCTTTCATCTTCAGAAGCCTTAGAAATGTTCGAGAAACAAACAGGCGAGATGGGCGCAACGATGGACGACCTGAATGCGAATGCCGTGGCGTTCTCCCAGTTCCTGCTTACTGGTTCAGGATTGAACGCTTATGCAACGAATAGCGCAAGTAAGTATGCAGGTGCTGGTGGCTCACTCAACCTAAACATAGGCCCTGGAAGTTCTAGAATAAAAGACCAATGGTATGATGCTGCTGGAAATCCTGTTTCAGGAGATCCCAGAGGCGGGGCACCAGAAAGTCTTGGATTAGGAGATAGAGATGTAGGCTCTTGGGGTGACTTCATTCAACGACCTGGTCAAGCGCCTGTCTCATTCTCTTCAAGCGACACAATCGTCGGCTTCAAAGCCGGAAGCGGAGGAGGCGGAATTAACATCAATATTCCTGTTCAGGGTATCCTAAACGATGATTTAAAGCGAAAGATCGTGGAGCTAGTGGACCGAAGGCTCTCCGAGAAGATGAGGGGGGTGGCCTGAGTGACAAACGCATATGTTGATCTTTACTTGAATTCATCCACAGGGACCTTGGTCTATCGCTTCAACCCGGCTCCACTGAAAATAGATCTGAACTATGACAAGAGCGGAGTTAGCAACATCGACATCCCCTCACAGGTTCGCCCGATGGGATTTGATATGACCTCCCAGAACAGGCAGATTCGAATTGACTTCATCTTGTTGAATTCTGGTGTTACATATTCTTCAGATACTCCGGGAGCCACTGGAACTTACTTAGATATGATGGAAGATTTGGACAAAGCATTCCAGGGCCTCAACTCATTCGTTGGAACTAACAATCTATTCGTTCTTGTGATTCCGTTCCCCTCAGCTCTGTTCACTGGCGGGCACCAGCAGAGCTCTGCAAATACTTCAACTTGTGTGAGTGGAAGCGGAGACAAGCTTTTCTATGTCAACTTCCGTTCCCTGAGCTTCAGCCAAGAAGGTGGAGCTCCCGGGTTCATGAAAGGAACCGTTGTATTTGAAGAAGTCGATCTTTCTTCTGGGGTGATTATGATATGAGCCTCGCTGAATTAGAACGGTCACTCAAGGAACTGGATGAACAGATAGCTTCAAGGACTGAAAGCATAAGGAGCTTGAGGAAAATATGCCGAATTCGCCCTCTGCCTCCTGGAGCTACGACCAGCAAGGATCTCTACGTTCATAAAACAGAACTGGACAAACTATTGGAAAAGCAGCGAGTTCTGTTAAAGGAGTTCGTTCTCGAAAAGCGGAGGAATGAAAATCTCCCTTCCCCGACATTTGTTGATTGGCAAGGGAGAATTCTGAAACGTGACTGACATGGATACCCAAGACATAAAACAGTTTGGAATTCTTGCGTTTATCTTGGCTATCTTCGGATTTGCCGTAGTCTTTATGAACAGCAAGCCTGAGGAAAATACAATCCCTAATATAACCACAGGTGCAAATGTTTCTTCTCCTCAAATCATAGGGAATTCAATAAGGTATTTCAATGAGTGGGGAGAAATATCTGTGTTTCCACATACCTTGAACGATATCAGGAACACTGTTTACATCAACGTTACTTCTAACTTGACGGGCACTCAATACATAGATTCTTACTTTGGCTTCAATCCTCCAGATGCTCGACCGACTTCGGTTTCAACTTGGGTTTTGAATGTATCTCACACTGTTCCTGATTATGGGAACCTTCTATCGCTTCAGACTGTGGTTTGTGATGGTACTTCTGCAGGAATAATAAACAATACGCATGTATGGTGCTACTATGCGTCTAATGCAACAAACAAGACTTTAGATTGTCCTTCTCCTAGGTTTTTTCCCACAAGCATGAGCTGTCAATACAATCAGACTTATTACGGTCAAACAGGTCAGCATCTCGAGTATTGGGATGATTGGGTTGATGTTGGTCCATCGTTCAAGGTTGCCGATTACGGTGGGATAACTTATTACTATGTAGAGAATGTTTCATTTACTCAGGGGCAGAAAAGGCAGTTGAAAGCGACTATTGAAGTGAAGCCGAACACGAACGGAAAATATGATATTCTGATGAAGAGAACGAGCGATTCTATTCAATCGGCATTCCTTGATAAGACGGTTCCTGCAGTCATCCTCGACCCCTGGTGGAACGCAACATGGGGTTATAAAAAATTGATACAGATAAACTCTACAACGGCAACGACATTAAACTTTTTCCCTGTACGAATGACGGTAGATACTAATGCTCTGATAACTGCCGGAAAAATGAACGAAACATGCAAGGATTTGCGGGTTGTAGATAGCACGGAATTGCTTTTGCTTCCCTATGAAATCGAAAATAACACCTGCAACACTACAGCGACTATCGTTTGGTTTTCGGTCAATTTGACCAACGGAATTGGGACAGGGATGGCGAACACGACTGCTTATTTCTACTACGGTTCTAATACTGTAGCAGATGCACAAGACCCCCACACTTTATGGAATCAAAGTGGGTATATCCGAGTTTATCACTTTGGGGAAACTACACTCGGAAACAGCGCTCATAAAGCAGTAGAGGACAGTTCGCAATACGCTGACCACGCAATGACAGGAAGCGCAGCCCCGACTCCCTTCTTAAACACTTCCTCGAAGTTTGGTTATTCCTTGTTTTACGGAGTAACTCGAAACGTAGCTGGAAAATATGTAAATTTCACAAATGTCTATTTATTTACGAAAGCTGCTGGAACATTCGAAGGCTGGTATTATGATTGGCTTCCTGGATCTGCTACAATAGCAGGGTTCCTTTCGAGCTATGCTGTAGTTTCTCCGCCATATGGGACGGGGGCAGCAACTTATGCAGATACTACAAAAACCATAAGCTTTTCAAGGGATGGGTATGGCACAAGATTACAGGCAGTTGGCGTATGCTCCAATACATGGACGCTTTATAATTTCATGAATAACGGCACGACTACGGGGTCAATATATGTGAACGGGACACTGAAATCCTCGGGCAATACAGGAACAGCGATTGATGGTTCACCGAGATTCGCTATTGGTGCAGATGTTTTTGAGCGGGCTGACACTGCTTCCTGGGCTGGCTATATTGATGAATTCAGGATTTCAACGGACACAAAAACGGCTGATTGGGCTAAAGCTGAATATGGGATGTTGGTTTCAATGGAAGCTGAGCAAGGTGCTTCATCAAATACTATCCCGATTGCTTCATCAGTTGTTTTGCTCAACAATTCAGCTGGAACAACTCTTGGGACACCATTCAAAAACAACCCAACCAACTTCAACGCTTCGGGAAACTGCTCCGACGTGGAGAATGCAACACTGAAAGGAGTTTTCAACTTCTACCTGAACAACACCTTTCTCATAAATTACACGACGTATAACTGGGTGGCGAATCAGACGAACTACACGAATGCTTCCGTAGGTGGTTTAAACAAATCAGATTCTTTAACAGTGGGTTTGATTTGCTACGATGGAGGCTTGTGGGGTAATCAGACTAACGGTACAACAATCACGGTGAATAATACGGCCCCAACTGTGGCTGTGCCATCCTTAAACAGCACAACACCGAAAAAAGCAGATGTTTTGCTTTGTGTCAATGGTTCTTATAACGACGGGGATTCCGATACAATAGGGCTTGGGCGATGGAGATGGTGGTTCAATGGAACCGTAATCGGAGGGCAGACTGCACAATCACTTGATCTAGCAGCTATCGGAGCAAACGAAACAGACAGGATCAACTGTTCTTACAAGACTGAAGACAGTGGCTACAGCACGAAAAATTCAACAGAGATGTTCTCGACACAAGCAGTTGTGTCCTCGGTGTGCGGAACAATAACAGTTGACACAATACTTTTCAATAATCTCGCTTCAACAGATTTGACTTGCATAACAATAGGTGCGGATAACATCACCTTAAACTGCAATGGCTATAACATCACCGGAAATACATCAATAGGAGCCTACGGAATCAACACAACTGGGACAAGAAACAACATCACCATCAAGAACTGCAACATCAAAAACCATGAACGAAGTATTTATATTTTAACGACGACCAACAGCATGATAACTAACGTTACCTTTACGAATGTATCACAGTACGGTGTGTTTCTTTCTTCGAGTTCTGGGATCATAACCACAAATGTAACCTCAACAAACGTATACTATTCGTTGGCGTTGGGTAGTGCAAGCAACAACATATTCAACAACATCACCATGGCAAACGGCACTTTCGGGATTGGGATGTACGGAGAGTCACTGGGTTATAATAACACTTTTGCAAATTCAACAGTAACAAACATGAGTTCAAAAGATATCGAATTAGACCTAAATTCTCAAAACAGTGTGTTCTTAAACGTAAGTTTCAATGCTTCAAAAGTATCATTCGTCACGTGTACCCCCTGTAATTTTACAGTAAAGTGGTATGGTCGAGTGAATGTAACCAACACAACCGCAGCACTCGCGGCGTCCGTGAACGTATCGGACAAGAATGGAAAAAGCTTATTCGCAACCACAGCTGGGGCTGGTGGCTTAACCACATGGATAACCATCACAGATTACTATGCAAATAACACAGCTAACTATACGTTGAACAACCATACAATAAACGCAAGCTTCGCCAACTATGTCCAGAACACAACAACATTCAACTTCTCATCCAGAGATTTAACTGTGAATTTGACACTCTATGCTTCAGCAGTAAATACGGCGCCCACTGCTTCATTAGTTGTTCTTCTAAACAATTCTGCGGGCACAACTCTCGGGACACCATATAAGAACAACCCCGCTAACTTCAATGCATCAGGCAACTGTTCAGACTTAGAGAATAACACTATGACGGGCAACTTTACGTTTTATCTGAATGGAACGAAGTTAGCTTCTTACTTGAGGTATAACTGGGTGGTGAATCAAACAAATTACACTAACACTTCAACTTCAGGATTGAACAAATCTGATTCCTTGAAAGTTGGCTTGTCTTGTTATGATAGTAGTCAGTGGGGGATAGAAGTCAATTCAACTGGGATAACAGTGAACAACACAGCTCCGACTCAAGCTGCTAGTGTTGTCACCAGCAACGACACAGGATATTTCAACACGAGCATCTTGACTTGCGCGAATGGCACATTCTCTGATGCTGATGGAGATGCCCGAAACGCTACCGCATACTGGCGCTGGTTCCTGAACAACACGACGGTCCTGCCAGAGCATACTGGAGTTCTTAACTTGACACTCCGGAAGATAAATGTGACTGACATGATCAACTGCTCCGTCATCGTGAACGATACTGGCTACAGCATGAAGTCTGCTCCGGAAGCGTTCTCTTCACAAATCACAATCGTAAATTACACTGCACCTGGTGCATATGGAAGTCTGCAGTCTGTCTTGTATTACATGGACAACTACACGCGCTGGGCTCACTATGCTACAACGTCTGTTGGAAAGTGTGGGTTTGAATTTTATCCAACCAACAACAAAACCACTGTAGACATCTCCTTTAAAATAATCAGACCAGACGGAAGTTATGCTGTAGGGGATAGCTCTACTTGGGTAGTTGGAACCCGCCGTTCAGACGACTGGAATGTTTGGGAATCTCCATCATTCACTCCGAATCAGATGGGAAATTGGAGATGCCAGGGGTATGCTGAACAATCAGACTTAGTCAATTACTATACCAACGGAACATTCCAGATCATCTCAACTACAGCAACTCCATCTTGCTTATGGAAAGCGAACTGCACGATGACGCTGTCAGGCTCTGTTAGCTACAACATATCCCATCAATATCTAAAGATTAGCAGTGGCACCACGCTCACCTTGCCATCTCAAGCAACACAAATAACAACGCAAGAAGAATTTGATAACTATGGAACTATAGACGCGAGTGGCTCTTCTGGGGCTCCCGGAAGAAACATCACCATAACGTCTCGTAATATGACCAGTACTGGAAACATTTTCTTCTATGGGGGATCTGCTGGCTTATTCTCTGGAGCTGGTGGCTCCGGAGGAAATCTAAAATTCATCAACACAAGTTTCGTTAACAACACTGGTTTGATTTACGGATACGGAGGATCTTCTGGACAGGGAAGTGCGGGAGCAAAAGGAGGAACCATAAACACAACAGCTACTGGTGAATTCTCCAGCACCGGGACAATTAACTTAGATGGAGGTTTAGGCGGTTCTTGTGGCGCTTACCCAGGTGTGGCTGGGGTAGGTGGAACTGGAGGGAATGTCAGCATAGACGCCATGAAACTTACTCTTGGTCCTATCTCTGCTGTTGGGGGGAGGGGTGGCACTACTTGTTCATATGTTGGAGGTTGCCCGGGGGATGGAGGAGCAGGAACCAGAAGCTACTACTTTGGGAGAAATTACACTAAAGCAGCAGCTGCAATAACAAATGCTGGAGGCGTGCATGGAGAAGACAGCCCTAGCTGTGGTGGAAGCCCATCCAACGGAGCAGTGGGAACCCATTATGTCTACAATTCATCAACCGTTGTTACTGCAAACAACTTTGATCAGACACCTACATATACTGCAATCAGCAAAGTAGACTTCACTGCTCCTGGAGCTCCGACAATAGTTCTCCCAGCTGCCAACACGGCATACACGACGCTCACGAATAACATCACGTTTACTTGGACAGCCATAAGCGGGCTCACTTACGAAGTGAAACTTTCAAACAACAGAACATTCTATTACCAGTCCCGCATCTTCAACGCGAGCCTTCCAGCAACAGTATATCCAAATGAAACATCTGGGAGTTTGTCTATAAACTTACACAGAATGGTCATAGACAACAATTCCCTCATCTGGATCCGGGCCTACAATGCAACGAATTTGCAGTTTGGCGCGTGGGCATCTGTTTATGTAAACGTTACCACGATAAATGAAACGCTTGTTGCATGGAAGAATCCATTAGGAGCATCGCTTATACCTCAGACTGTTGAGTTCTGGTGCAACTACACAAAAGATGACGGAACTACTACATATTCAGCAACTTCTTATGTCTACATCAACAACATCCGCTACAACGCTTCATATATCCCTGGAACCGGAAATTATTTGTACAACGCTTCAGGAGACAATATGCCGCTCCCAGGAGAATACAACTGGTATTGCTATCTTTCGAAAGCCGATTACACCACAAGAAACACATCGGGCGCGTCCTTCAACTCAACCGGGTTTGGGATTTATTATCCTACAGGGATTTCTACTTTCAAGTTCACCTGCCCGTATTCAACAATCTACAATGTGACTCCCTATGGGCAGAAGGCAGGAATTGGAATCTTCAGAATACGGAATTTCAACACAACGAATGTCAAGAACTACACGATGTGGGTCAACGCTTCCCCAGTTGTTCCGTTTGGAATTAATTTCTATGCCAGTGAAAACAACACGCGGTCAACAAGCACACTACTGACTGTCAACGCACCCAAAATCCTGAACAGAATAAACGGAACAAACCACACTTTAGCAAGCGGAGCACAAACTACCGGGTACGCTTACATATGGGTATGGATCGATTGCGTCGGGGCTCCGGCTAATCCATCAGGGTTTACAATGAAGTTTGGTTTCAGGGAACAGGATACGTGATGAAATGACCACTGACGAATTCATGGACGGGGAAGGCTATGTTCTTGAATGGAAAAAGTGCCTTGTCCT